TTTACGGGACGTTTAATATGATCTGGGGGCAAGCAAAGTACTTGAATATGGTCACAGAGTCCCTGTCGAATGAGATCAAGGAGTCGGCAGTCACCTACCACATACCCCAAGATTTTGTAGATGGATTATGACTGCAGTAAACTTAACCCCGCGTGCTGGCCTAGGGTACATTAAGAGGGTAGCAAAGACATACACAGGTCCCCTGCGTAGGAGGCGAATAAGCCTTGATGTGGCGTTCGACTTCCTTAACCCCGCCAACATCGGCCTGCCTGTTGGTGGCGGATATTTTGCCGGCCTGATCAGCCACACTGCTAACGGCAACCCAACTCATGCGCTGATCGTGGCGCCTAGGGCGACTGGGTACACCACCACGGTGTGGAAGACTAACGACAACAACCCTACTGCTGGCACTAACAGCAATTTTAATGGCGCAGCAAACACTGCTGCGATGGTGACAGCGGGTATTGCTAGTCATCCTGCTGCCAACTTCTGCATAAACTTAAGCATCGGCGGCTTTGTTGATTGGTATTTGCCAGCGCGTTATGAGTTGGACATCGCTTACTTCAACCTGAAGCCTACGACTGCAGCAAATAATACATCGTGGGGCATCAACATCTATTCAGTGCCACGCCGCAATAGCAACAATACGGCTAATAACCCATCGCAAACTGCGGTGGCTGCGTTTAATACCAGCGCGGAGACGTTTGATGCTGCAGTCCACTGGACGTCCACTAATGTCACTAGCCAGTCCCAATTCGCTTGGGACATGAGCTTCGCTAGTGGCGCCCAGAACTTCAACCTGAGGGCGACCAGCCTTCGCGTTCGTGCCTTTCGCCGCATAGCCCTCTAACCCCCGCAGTGTCCCCGACTAACCACCCTGATGGCTGCCATTGCGGCGGCGATACCGTAATCCACCAATGACACAACAAAAAGCAACTGAATCTCAGTTCAACCAACTGCACAGCATTGTCACCGAAGAGCTAATTAACAGACTTAATAAGGGCGAAGAAGCATCAGTTGCTGAAATTAAAGCCGCCATTGAGTGGCTGGCAAAGAACAACATAACAGGGGTTGCAACATCTGGCTCTGCTCTAGAGAGGTTGTTAGGTCAATTTGAACTGGAAGAAGAGGATGTCCAACGAGCAGTCAGATGATAGCAACGAAAAGAAGCGTGGTTGTCCTGAAAGCTGTGACACGGCAGTACGCATCAAAACAGAGGTGTACTTGGCTCTCATTGGCTTTCTGGTCTCTTCTATCATGTACGTTGCCTCTATCGTTACTGAACTTCGCCTGGTCGAGGTCGAGGTATATCGGCTATGTGCAGAGGTTAGAAGGCTCGACACTGAGATCGAATGTACCAAGCCATGACTCAAAAGAAAAAATCTGCAAAGTACTATCAGTCAAACCCGGAGGCACGGGCCAAGAAGAATGCGTACCAGCGCAAGTACAACAAAAAACCTGCAATCAAAAATGCCTCTGAAGAACGGTGGACCGAACGTCGTCGCCGGGGGATTGCAGGCAAAGGAGGTAAGGATCTGAGTCATACTACCTCAGGAAAGATGGTCCTGGAGAGTCCATCCAAGAACCGAGCACGTAACCGAGGCAAGAAGAAAGACTGATGTTACCACTTCCAACCCCACAGCATTATTTGCAGGAGCTACTGGCTATGACCTCTGCAGAAGCGAAGCGGCAATGGATGCAGGACATAAAACAGTCCTTCAACAACAAATGTGTGTACTGCGGATCCACCGACAGTCTCACTATTGATCATGTGCAACCCAAAACCCGTGGTGGGAGAGATGACATTAAGAATCTCGTCTGTGCATGTAGCAATTGCAACCACTCAAAGGGATCACAGCACTGGCTGTCTTGGTGGGTTGGCCAAGATAGCTTCAACCTAGAGAACTTCTCTACTGTACTTCAACACATTTAACATCATGCGTGGAACTCGACCTGCAGGCGAATCTCAATATGGTGCTGCGAACACGCTGCATCCTGGTCGCCGCAACAAGACCCAGAAGTTTGACACTTCCATCCGCAACACTCAGCTGACTCTCTCCGCAAACCCCACCATTGCTGCTGCTCGTGCGGCTGTAGCAACTGCTGTGGTGGCTTCACGAGCTGTACTGCGGCGCACGATTGGCCTGGCCCGCTCTGTACCTTCCGGTGGTCAGGTGCTCACCCTCGTGGTGACTACGGGTGGTACTGGCTACAGCTTCACATCTCCCACTGCCAACACTGCTGCCACTGGTGGTAATGGTACTGGGCTTACCATCAACGTTACTCGTACTTCTGGTGTAGTAACTGCTGCGGCAGTTGGCAACAATGCTGGCCGTGGCTACACCGTTGGAGATGTGATTTCCGCAACCCTCACTGGTGGTACTGGCTTCACCGCAACTGTCACCTCTGTAGCCTGAGGACAAATGGACAGCAAGAAACGCAACAAGAGGGGGGTCACCTCCTCCTCCACCCGCTCTGCTCGGTCGAAGGCTGGGTCTAGTGATGCTGCCAAGAAGACCACCTCCTCAGGGCGTGGTGCTGGCCGTACTCCAACCGTGGATAACCGCAGCCAAAGGCAGAGAGCTTCTAACCCAAAAGTTACACAGGGTAGAACAAATCAAGGTCTTGCAGGAAGTCGGACTAAAGCTAAGGCAGGGCTGCCATCAAATACTGCACAGACTAAATTCAAACCAAATCCTACATCCACGGCCAAAGTAACCCGTGGCCGGGGATCTGGTGCGGGAAGTGGTCCTAACCGAGCTGATGCTCAGAAGTGGGGAAGCTACAACCAGTCCGCACGAAAGGAGCTGGCCCGTGAGGCCAAACAGGTGGCACCTGGGACCAAGAATGCCCAGAAAAATGCCACCCCCACTGGCCCTCGTAACCCAAACAGTCAGATCGCTGCGAACAAGATGAAGCGTACCCTAGCCCAATCGGCCGAGGCTCGTGCTTCTGCTGCTCGGGCAGGGACCCTGGCCAAGGCCGGGAAGGTTGGTGGACTCGCAACTGTGGCTGCAGCTGGCCTGCAAAGCCGCAACACGGCTGATGGCACCCTCAAGGGCAAGCCCACCGGCCCCAAGCAAGGCCCCAAGGTCCCTGGTCGGCTGACTCAGAAGGGAATCGACAGCAAGAGCTTCGATGACGCCTTCCGGCAGGCCCGCAAAGCCGGTCAAAAGCAGTTCACCTGGAAGGGTAAGAGCTACACGACCAAGATGAAGTGACGTAGAAGCCCCCGGAGAGGCCCCTAGGAGGCCCGGGAAGGTCCCTCTACCCCTGTGGTAGGGGGATACTACCCGCAAGGCTCCCAAAGGCGCCTTCCTGGCCCTTAAAACCCACTTATCACCTCTCTTTGGAACGACGTGTCAGAGCAAATACCCTATCTAGGATTTAATCCACTGTCCATTCTAGCTGCTCAAGAGGCAGCCAATGACGCACAAACTGCAGCTGACGCTGCCCAGGCTGCTGCTGATGCTGCCCAGGCTGCTGCTGATGCTGCTGCAGGGGCTGTGTCTGGGGTCCAAGCAGATGCAGACGCAGCCCAGTCCACAGCTGATGCTGCTCAAGCAGATGCGGACACTGCACTACTCTCGGTTGGATTAACTTCTGTGCCAAGGACAGCTCTTTTGCGATCTGCATTTGAGATGATCAGTCCCGATACTCCGGCTGAAAAATGGATCAACACCGTACAAGTCGAAGCTAGCGATACTTCCATTGGTGTGGCTAACAGATTGTCCATGTACCCATTCATTCCCATCAGAGATATAGTAATATCTGCTGTTGGCATTGAAGTCACAGCTGCTGTAGCGTCTGCACAATGTAAAATTATTGCCTACAATGCCGATCAAACTACAGGACGACCAACTTCTCTTATTTTTGAAACCGGCAACCTGACAGCAAGCACAACCACGGATGATGGCACCAAGAGATCCTCCCAGTCGTTTACCTTTATAGCTGACACACTTTACTGGATTGGCACACGACACAGCTCTACAGCCACCCTTCGTGGTTTTGCTGCCGGTAGTGGGCTTCACTGGAATCGAGGCACCTTGGCTGGCGATGGCAACTTCAATTGCCTTCAAACTGCACTCACCTATGCTACAGCTGCTCCAGCTACGTGGGCCTGGGACAGTGCAGATCAGGTGAGAGCAAACAACTACTCTGTAAGACTTCTTGAAACCTAATGATCACTGTAGATCGCCTCAAAGGCTCTTTTGAGCTGTTCCTCAAGCTGCTGTGGAAGTTTCTTGGTCTGCCACCCCCGACACGGGCTCAGATTGCGATGGCTAGGTTCCTCCAGTATGGACCGAATCGTAGGCAGCTGAGAGCCTTCCGTGGATTGGGGAAGAGTTGGATTGCTGCTGCCTTTGCACTGTGGCGCCTGTTTTGTGACCCAGATCGCAAGATCATGGTGGTCTCTGCATCCAAGCAGAGGGCTGACGACTTTACCATCTTCTGCCAGAAGTGTCTTCAGGAGGTAAAGTGGCTACAGCACATGATCCCTGACAGTGATGAGCAGCGGTGGTCTCGTGTATCATTCGACGTGGCCAATGCCAGGCCAGCCCAGAGCCCTTCTGTCAAGAGCGTAGGTATCACCGGCCAGATGACTGGTGGTCGTGCCAACGACATCATCTTTGATGACGTGGAAGTTCCCGGTAACTCGGCCACAGACTTGATGAGAGAGAAGCTTCTGCAGTTGGTCACCGAGGGTGAGTCTGTGCTGATCCC